CTGTTTTTTCCCCCCGTTCGGCTGGGGTCGGCCGGCGTTGTGCCTAGTTCGGCCGGGCCCGCCCGGGGTCGCCACGGCAAAGGCCGGAATGAGGTCGGGATCGACGCCGACCTTCGCGACCGTAGGGATATGCCGATGTCCGAGCGGGCCGCGCTGCGCGCCCAGGCCCGGGCCCTCGACGCCGCCGAGTCGGCCGGCGACCCGGACGTCGTAACCCGTGTCAACCACGGCTACCTCGAGCTCCGCACCGCCGCCGGGCTCTCGTCTGGCGGCGCGAAGCCGCTCGACGCCTTCGACGAGCTCCTCCGAGCCATTAGCGAGCCCACCGCCGGCAATCGCAACCCCGCGCCGCCCTGACAGGGCGACGTTCGGCCCGGCCGTCGCTCTGTTCTCGAAGGCGATGGGCCGGCCGTTCATGCCGTGGCAGCAGGAGGTCGCCGACGTCGCCCTCGAGATCGACCCGGCGACGGGCCGCTTCGCTTACAAGCTGGCGATCGTCACCGTTCCCCGCCAGTCGGGCAAGACGACGATGTTCGGCGCCGTGCTCGAGCATCGGGCCGCCACGACCAAGGCCGGGCGAGTCTGGTTCACCCAGCAGTCCGGCAAGGACGCCGTCGACTGGTTCCTGAACGAGCATGAACCGCTGCTATCGGTGCTGGGGCCCGCCTACCGGCTCCGCAAGGCCCAGGGGTCGGAGTCGATCCGCTGGAACGTGTCCGGCGGCATGGTCCGCCCGTTCCCGCCGACGGCCGACTCGCTCCATTCCAAGCTGTCTGATCTGGTCGTCATCGACGAATGTTGGTCGTTCGATCTGGTCCGCGGCAACGACCTCGACGGCGGGATCGTGCCGACCCAGGCGACCCGCCCTAACGCCCAGGTATGGAAGGTCTCGACGGCCGGTAACGCCACTTCCACATGGTGGCTGGGGACCGTCGAGGCCGGCCGGGCCGCCGTCGCCGCCGGGCGGGATAGCGGCGTCTGCTACTTCGAGTGGTCATGTCCCGACGAGCTCGACCCGTGCGACCCGGCGTCGTGGCCGATCTACCATCCCGCCTACGGGTTGACGATCGGCGCGGAGGCGATGCAGGCCGCTCTCGACCAGATGGGCCCCGACGAGTTCGCCCGCGCCTACGGCAACCGCTGGGTATCGACCACGGTCCGGGTCATCCCGCTCGCCGCCTGGCGGGCATGCGCCGAAGAGCCCGCCGACCTGCCCGACCCGGGCGGGCTGGCGATCGGCTTCGACGTCGCGGTAGACCGCTCCGATGCCGCCATCGTCGCGGGTTGGCGCGACGCTGGCGGCACCGCTCACGTCGAGGTCGTCGACCATCGCCCCGGCACCGGATGGCTCGCCGAGCGTGTCGTCGAGGTCGCCGACCGCTGGCGGGTCCGCTGTATCGCCTACGACGCCGCCGGCCCCGCGCTCGACGTCGCCGACGTCCTCGAGCGCAACGAGATCCCCGGGCTCACCCCGTTGAAGGCGCGCGAGTACGCGGCCGCCTGCGCCGGGCTGCTCGAGGCGATCACCGCCACCCCGCCCGGGGTCCGCTACCGGCCCCATCCGGCGCTCGAGGCCGCGGCGAGCTCGGCGGCGCGCCGCGCGCTGGGCGATGCCTGGGCGTGGGGTCGACGCCAGTCGGTCGGGTCGCTGGCGGCGCTCACCGCGGCGACGGTCACAGTGTGGGGGTACGATCACGCTCCCGCACCGTCAGAGTTCCGTGTGTGGTAGCTGCGCGCTCACTAGAGTTAGCGTTCGGTGAGCATGACCGTGGCGCCCTGGTCGATCGGGCGGGTACCGGTACGACCGCGCGACGGGTCGCTGATCCCGCCTCCGGGGTCGAGTCTGGGCGGCGCCGCCTATGTGTGGGACACCTTCACGGCCCGGCGGATCCCGGCCGTCGGCCGCTGTATTCAGCTGTACGGCGGGATGTGCAAGCAGATGTCGATCGACGCCTACCGCGGCGACGATCTCGTCGACCCGCGGCCCCGTCTGCTCGACCGGCCCGACCCCGACGAGGCCCGATCCTGGTTCGTGCAGGTCTCGGTCGAGGATTACCTGCTCGACGGCAACGCCGTCGCCCGGGTCACGTCCCGGAACCGGGACGGCTGGCCGACGACGGTCAAATGGTTGCCGTCGGTCGCGGTTTTCATCATGTGGTGGCCGGGCGACCCCCGCCCGTCGTACTTCTATTACGGCGAAGAGATCCCCTACGCGGACGTCATCCACATCAAGCGCGGCGCGGACCGGCTCTACCCGGCCCGCGGCGTCGGCGTCGTCGAAGAGCATCTCGCCACGCTGGACCGGGCCGCGATGGAGGAAGAGTACGAGCGGTCGACGCTGGCCGGCTCGAGCGTGCCGTCGGTCGCGGTTATCGCCCCCGGGCAGGTAACCCAGGAGGTCGCCGACGAGGCTAAGGGCCAGTGGGTGGCGAAGTTCGCCGGGCCGGTCCGCGAGCCCGCCATACTGCCGAACGGCACCCAGGTAATCCCGCTGGCGTGGTCGCCTTCGGATACCCAGCTGATCGAAGCCCGCAAGCTGACGCTGGTCGACATCGCCAACCTTTTCAACATCGACTCTTACTGGCTCGGCGCGCCGGTCGCCGGCATGACGTACAAGACCGCCAGCCCGCAATACCAGCAGATCCTGCGGACGTCGCTCGAGCCGGTCCTCGCCGACTTCGAGGACGGCTGGTCGAACGCCTGGTTGCCGCGCGGCACCGTGATCCACTTCGACCGGAACAAACTGCTTAGCGAGGATCTGCCGACCTCGGCCCTGGCCCTGTCGACGCTGACCGCCGCCGACATCATCTCCGCGGACGAGGCCCGCGCCTATCTGATGGGCCGCCCATTCGACCTGTCCGGGCCGGCCCCGAAACCGAAGCCGCCGCCGCCGGCCCCGGTCCCGCCCGTCGCGCCGGGCCCGGCGGCCGACCCCGAAGAGGACCCAGAGGAGGAGAACCCGTGAGGACCGTTATCGCCGACGCCGCCCATCCCGGCCCGGACGGCAACCTGCCACAAGACCGGATCATGTCGGCCGGGTTCGAGCTGCGCGACGCCCAGGCGATCGGCAAGCCGTACCGCTACCTCGAGGGGATGGCCGTCCCGTATCGCGCCTGGGCGGACATCGGCTGGTTCCTCGAACAGCACGACAACGGGTCGTTCGCCCACTCGACGCGCGGCGGCACCGGGAAGAACCTGCCGCTACTGCTCTTCCATGACAACCGGTCGTGGCCGGCCGGGCACGCCGAGAAATGGACCCATGAGGACGACGGCATGCTCGGCGTCTGGCGGCTGAACGACACCCCGGCGGCCCAGACGGCCGCCACGCTCGCCGACAACGGCGACCTCAACGGTCTGTCGATCGGGTTCGCCCCGATCCGCTCGAAATGGGAATTCCTCGACCTCGACGAGTGGGATCCCGACCTCGGCCCCGACCATAAAGACCGGGTCACCCGGATCGAATCCCGTCTGCTCGAGGTCTCGCTCACCCCGACCCCCGCCTTCGTCGAGGCGAAGATCACCGCCGTACGGGAACGGTCCCGGTATTCGCTCGAGGCCCGCCGGTCGCTGATCGGATCCGGCGAGCTCGACGCCTGGAAACGCGCCGTCGACAAGCTCCGGAGGCCGGCATGACCTGGACTACCACCGTTCACGGATCGTGGCACTCGGCCACGACCGACACCCCCGCCGATATGGCCGGCGGGCTGGCCCTGCCCGGGTCGTGGCCGTGGCATCCGGCCGGGACGGTCCTGGTCCGCGCCGACCAGATCGCCAACCTGCCCGTCACCCCGCCGGACCCGCCGGACCCGCCGCCCGAAGAGTGACCGGCTATAGCGGCGGCGGCCGGAACCTGGGCACACCGGGCGGCGTCGGCCAGCTCCGTTTAGCCTCAACCCCGGGCCCGCCCGGCCCGCAGGGACCGCAAGGCGAGCGGGGCGAGCCGGGCCCGCCTGGTGATCGAGGGGATCCGGGTCCGCCCGGTGATCGAGGGGATCCGGGTCCGCCCGGCCCGCCGGGCGACCCGGCCGTAACCCAGGCCCTGGCCGTCGAGCTCACTTTCGGGCAGGACATCCTCCTCCCGGCCGGCCGCCTGCAATCGGTCCTGGCCCTGGCCGTGCCGGCGGGCCGCTGGTTCGTGTCGGCGTCGGCGACCCTCGAGAATCGCTCGACGACGGACTTCCATGAGGTCGATCTCTGGTTCGCGGCGCTGCCGCCGCCGCAGAACGGCGTTGTGGGGCCGCGCGCCTGCCACGCCCGGATGCCGCCCGGCGGGTATATCACCGTGGCCCTGGGGCCGGTCGTGGCCGACCTGGGGACCCTGCCGGCGAGCGTGCAGCTGCTCGCCCAGCGCGATCCCGACGTGCCGGCCGACGAGGTCTGGGTCGTCGAGGGGACCGGGCTGGTGAACCGGGCTGGGGCGACGGGCATGGTCGCACTCGGCGCCTAGCCTTCGGCCGCCGACCCTGGCCCCTAGTACCCTTCCACCCGGCGGCCCGGGTCGGCGCCCTTGCTGGGGACGTTCACGTCGGATTCCACCCCGGGCCGCCCGTCGGGCGCTACCATCCGGGCTGACGCGAAGAATCGCGGCCGACCCCGCCCTCCGGGCCGGTCGACGGGCCGGGCCCCGCCCACGGCGAGCCCATCCGGCGATCATCCGGGGTTGACAGGTACGGGCCCGCACCTGACGCCGACACCGTCACACGCACCCCGGAGGTTCCCGCCGTGAATCCTGTTCTTAACCGCCTGCTCGACCAACGGACCGAGCAGATCGCCACTATGGACGCCATCTTGTCGCAGGTCGAAGGCCGCGACATGGTCGACGCCGAGCGGTCGCTATTGGAGGCCGCCCGCCAGCGGATCGCCGAGCTCGACGCCCAGATCGAACCGCTCGAGGCCTTCGAGGCGATGGTCGGCGAGCACCGGACCAACGATCCGGGCCGGCCGACCCCGGAACGGGTACCGGCCCAGCCGCGCCGGGCGGACGGCGGCGACCGGGCCCCGGAGTATGCGACGGCCGGCTCTTTCGTGGTCGACTACCTGCGGGCCCGGGGGATCATGGACCGCGGTAACCCCGACCCGGCCGCGGCCCAGCGGGTGGCCCAGGCCCGGGCCGTGGTGAACCAGACGACCGCCGCCCTGCCCGGCGTGCTGCCGACCGCCATCGTCGGGCCGGTCGTGAACCTGATCGACGCCAACCGCCCGTTCATCTCGAGCCTGGGCGGCTCGAAGCCGATGGGATTCGCGGGCGCCAGCTTCACCCGACCGAAGATCACCGTCCGCACCCAGTCCGGCCCGCAGACCGCAGAGAAAACCGAGCTGCCGTCCCGGGCGATGACGATCACGCCGATCACGTTCAACAAGAGCACGCACGGCGGCACGCTCGACATTTCCCGCCAGTCGATCGACTGGACCAGCCCGGCCGCCTGGGACATCATCATCAAGG